CCATGGCTTTGTAGATTTCAATGCCGAAATCAGATGCTGCAGAGACAAGGATGTCCATGTCTCCCTTCATGGTGTTGGTGGCTACCCGGTAACGCTCCTGCAAAGTGCTGATCGCGTTGCCGTTTTCATCCATGCCGTTGTATGCGTTCTGCAGGTTGACGGACAGGGCTTCCCATGCACCGTCCGCGTTGATGGAGTCAAGCAGGTACTGGCCTTCTGACATGTAGTGCGTGCCAAAAAGGTCTTTCATGGTGGCATTTGCCGCTTCGGCGTTCATTCCGGCAAGGCCTTCCTTGATTTGGCCGAGCAGCGACACCATGCCAATAAACTGATCATTTGCGTCATACAGGCTAATGCCAAGACCGGCAAGAGCGTCTAATGCCTTATCATTACCGGCAAAACGCGCAAACATCGAGTTAAGGGCCGTGCCGGCTTCCGAGCCTTTTGTACCGTTATTTGCAAGGATACCGGCAGCTGTTGCCAGCTCATTAAGATCGACGCCAAGCACACGCGCAGCACCGCCCGCGCCGATCATGGTCTCCATAAACTGCTCGGAGGTGTAGTTTGCCGCGGAGTCAGCCCGTGCCACCATGTCCATATAAGACTGGTAGTCCTCCAGCGTCAGACCGAGTGCCGCATAGGAGTCCGTTACAAGATCTGACGTCCTTGCAAGGTCTGTCCCGGATGCCGACGACAGCTTGACCATTGCGTCCAGTGATGCAATGGATGTCTCCGCATCCCATCCGGCAAGAGCCATATACTTCAGTGCCTCGGCGGCTTCCGTGGAGGTCTTATTGGTCGTTGCGCCGACTTCCCGGGCAGCTGCTTCCAGCTCCGCAAAAGTCTCCGTTGTCTGGTCGATGCCGAGCGTCCCGGCAAGATCGGCCATCGCGTTTTCAAAATCCATGCCGGTCGTGATCGCCGCCGTACCCGCAGCTGTCGCAGCCGCGCCCATCACTCCGAGGCTTGCCGCACTGGCTTTCGCAACGTTCTGTGCGACCTTCCCGGCACCTGACATTAATTTCCCCAGAAATCCCTGCTGTTCGCCGCCTTCCAGCTTGCTCAGCATCCCCTGGGCTTCCTGAACGGACTTAGACAGGGATTTGTCAAGCGCGCCGGATATCTTGATAATCAGGCTGTAATCATTTCCGCCTTTCATTTCTTCCTCCTTGCCTTTATCCGTTTATTTTCATCGTCAATAATTTCGTTGTAATCCGCCAACAGATACAGGAACTCAAATATGGTCATATGCCAGAAGAATCCCAGGCCTGTACCCATGCTCTTAGCCACTATCAGGACTGTTTTTCGCAGCCCTGACAGTGATGAAAAACTCACTCGCCTCTGAAGAAAAAACGCGTAACCCGCGAGCGGATCCGCGCCGCATCCTTCGGCCGGAGTTTAAGAAAAAACTCATACGGCTTTTTGGTAGCCGCATGAGCAATATAGAGGGTATACTGGATGTCCGTCTCCGGGACAGATACCACACGACCGGAACGCGCAAGCATGTCAGATGCGTGGATCATGTCCTCAACAGTAATTTCCTCCAGACCGGACAGGTCAAGCTTCGTGATTTCCTCGCCCTCGAACAGATAAGGCTTCGAAAACTCCACCACGTTGTCCTGATCCTGTTCCTCGTCTGTCTCCTGAAAATCAATAATATTTTTGTCCGCCATTTCCTTCTCTCCTTTTTCCTGTTTCGGTTATGCCGGTCAGGCCGTCGGTCAGATCTGTGCCCTGATCTTTTCCAGCATATCTACTCCGTTTAAGATGTACCGGAAGTTGAGCTTATCCACTTCGAGTACGGTCTCGTTGTCGATGACGATCTTGATGTAGTAGACCTCCAGCGTGGTCTCGCACTCCATCTTCTTTCCGCCTTCCGCGGATCCGAGCGTCAGGGTCTTTGCCTTGCCGCGGACTACGATCTTGCAGGGATAATAGTCCGTCAGCCCGGTGTCGGTGTCCAGACACTGCAGGGACGCCCTCAGGGTAAACTGGCTGGTGGCCGCGGTGTTCGCAGCCTTGAAATATTCCTTACTCAGGCAGCTCCAGCGAATGGTCATCTCCATCGACTCAAACTGGCCGGTCGCGGACTCTTCGATTTCGCCGAGCACACCGGACCCGGAAATGGTGTCCGTCATCATAGACAGCTCCGGAAGGTCTACCGCGCCGGTGATGCCGATCATCTGTTCCGCTTCGTTGTAAAGGCTAAAATGGTTTAACAGCTCAGGTAAACGCAGCATTTAATCATTCCCCCTTTCTCAGCCTGCCAGCCCGGCGAGGGAATTCGCGAGCATGGACGTGTCGTAGCTCAGGATGTTGTCAATCTCCTGCGCAGGTGTATAGGGTGCAATCTTCTGGCGGAATACAATCTTTCCGGCAAGCACGTCAGTGATCGGGTTGTCAGATCTCAGATACTGGATCTCCGCGCCTGCCCAGACATCCGGGGTGTAAGCCGCGCAGCGGATGTTCTCAGAGTCGACTACAGACTCGATCAGGATGTGATTCAGCGGATCGTCTACCTTGCTGAAATAAGTCAGAATAAACGTGTTGGCCTGCCAGTTAAACATCCTGCGGACCGGCAGCCACATATCCTTGACGTCCGTGGTGGTCGGGTAAGCGCCGGTATAGGATCCCCACAGGCGCCAGCCGCTCATGTTGATCGCAGTCGCCACACCATAGCTGTTGACGATAGTCGCCTGATCCTGAGTAAGGATGACTTCCGTGCCGTCCGCCAGGCAGGTGCCGGATACTCCGATCAGCTTATTGGACGGAGTGCGGCTCGGAATGTTGCCGTTCCGGGCGTCATTGTAGGCCATTGCGGCGGCAGCGACGGCAGAACCGTCAAAGATGTAATCGCCGACCTTATACGACAGCCATACGGGATAGCAGAAAGGCGATGTAAAGCCGCTCTGCTCCTTGACGGTCTTGACCTGGGTGTAGGTTTTTGCCGTTGCGGTGTTGATATCAAGCACGGCAATCGCCTTAAACACGCCGCTGATGCTGGACGCCTTGGCAGACAGGGCGACACCAACCGCAGGAAGATGCGAGAATCCCGGAGCAAGCAGGATGCCAGGCACAACGCCAAGCTTCGGGTAAACGCTGTCAATCAGTTGGATGCCGGTAGACTTTCCGGTGGTGGCGTTATAGGAACCGATAACAGCCGCTTCGGTGGCGCCGGCAGTGTAGTTGACCCGCGAATAGCTAATAACTAAGTTCTGGCCGGCGCCGCTGTGGATCCGTCCGGTGCTGAGGATGTTGAGCTTAAAGTTGCCGTCGCTCATGTACTCGACTGTATAGTCGCTGCCGGCAGTGTATACGGTTTCCTGCGCGGTCTCGGTAGCTATGGGCCGCGAGACCTTGATGCTGGATTTGATTGCACCTGCGGAGTCAGTAACCACAATCACGCTCGGGATGTTATCATCATCAACGGTCATTGAGTCAGATGTTTTCATTCCGGCATTAACATCCAGGATGTTGATGTACACCACCGGACCGACCGGCATGACATTAGCCGTCAGGTACATGGTCTGGCAAAGTCCATACTTTGCAAAATCATCGACATATCCAAGCTTTTCCATTGCTTCAGTTGCGGAATTGCAAAGGATCGGCACATTAGTTACTGCGTCCGGATCATCCAGCATCCAGACCGGTGCTGCACCGACAACCACCTGCACGGCATTATCCGCCAGAATCGGTGCAGTCAGCGCGGTGTCATTTTCATACACAAATACACCATGCTTGATGGCCATATTTTTTACCTCCTGTGTTCCGTCTGGTATTCCACCGCGGCTTCATACGCGCCCCAGCAGGCACCGGACTGCTCTCTGATTTCCCTTTCCGCCTGCGGATAATCCGGGATGTTGACGAAAAGGATTTTAAGGATCGGGCACTGCTCGAAAGCCGCCTGTGCGGTCTCCGGGATGTCCGAATAAATCGTGTTTGCAACTGCCCCGATAGACGTCATTGTTGGACCGACGTAAATCACCGGAGCCTTTGCTTTTGTTTCGGCCCCGGCTGTCTCAACCACCTCTTTCGCGGTCTCCACAGCCTCCGCCGCTGTCTTTTTCTTAGCCATATCCAAACGGATCCTTTCTCATGGGCTTCGGCACCATGAATTTAAGCTCCACAAGCCCGAAGTAATAGGGCCATGTATCCTCATCCTGCAGGTGCCACGACATTTCAGGCAGACACCGGAAAGCCTTATGCCCCGGAAGCCCGATTGTGGCCTCCAAAGCAAAGCGCGTTGTGATCCGGGTGATGGCTTCGAGCACGTGGTAGTGCCCCTGATTTTCCTCACCCGTGTCGCAGACGCCGATCAGGATGTCTACCGTCACCGTCCATGTGGAGTTGTCGTCCGGAGTCGTGCCGTTATCCACCCGGACAATGAAATATGGGAAGTAATTGTCCGGATCATCGTCGTTTTCCACCGCTTTCGGAAGGAATTGGGCGTACCCGTTGAACCCGGTGCGCTCATCCTCGTTGACGGTCGTGATCAGGTCTTTCAGGATGTCAGTGATTTCCGTGATTAAAGCCCTCTGGAGGTCACTCACAACAGTCAGATCATTCTGCATTGACGGCGCCTCCCTTCTTCTGGATAAGCAACCTTATCTGCTGATCCATGAACTTCTTCAAGTCAGCTTCGATCAGCGGTTTCTGCTCGCCGTATACCCGGTCAGAGCCGATCATGTACGGCACGGACTTGGAAAACAGCTTTTCGATGGCGTCACGCTTACTGTTTCCGCTCTGCTTTTTGCCGGTACGCACATAGATATGTCCGTTCGCCTTACCGGTTCCGACAAAAGCCTTGTTGTCATATTTCCGGACGGCTTTCAGCCCGGTGCGGATGATGTCAACCTTTGCAGGGCTTGGCCTCGAAAAACGGTGCTTAAAGTCTTTCAGGGACTCCGGAGCGCCTTCAGAACTGATTTCCGCCTCAAGCTTATCAGCACTGGCCTTTGTGATTTTCATGTCAGACTTAAATGCACCGGCTTTGATGGTGTATGCAAGCCTTGTTTGGACAGACAACCGCTGCCGTGCGCTGGTCGCCGTTTTGTTCAGCGCCCTCGCAACATACGTTTCCGTCTTGCTTCCGGCGAGCTCCCGGAGCCTGTCTGTCAGCTCCCGGAAAGATTCGTCTTCCAGATCGTGGTGAAACCGGATTGCCGGACTGTCCTTACTCATGCCCTGTTAGCCTCCAATGTGATCGAGTAGACGCCGTACTCATCGACGGCATCCTCACAGGTGTAGCGCCTTCCATCAACCGTGATGATCTGCCCCTGCTTCGGGAGCGGGCCGTAATCGGATGCTGCCACATAAATCAGTCTCTGCTGCACAAAGACACCATCCATGTTCTGGTTAAACCGCTTTTCGCGCTCAATCTGCTCGATCTCATCCATCTGACAGGGCATTTCTACACCATTGATCACATGGACATCCGAAAATTCCTCGATGTTTAAGAATGTCTGGTGGATGTCGCCCCGGATGATGTCTTTGAAAGCGCTCATTTTTTCACCGCCCTTTTAGGCCGCGGCTTTTCCGCCTGCTGTCTTGCAGGTACGCGTCCGACCATTGCCCCCGGATCCCCGTCAGAGCTCAGGCCGGTGCGTCCGGGCAATGCTGCCGCCATAACCGCCTTAGGCGCAGGCTGTGCATCGGCCTCCTCGTCCAGCCATTTCGCACTGCCTGCTTCGAGCCATGCGGCTACCGTTGCGGCATCATCACCCGGCAGCGTATCACCCGGGCTGTACTGGTGTGACCGGTACAGCACGGGGCGCATCGCCGTCAGTGTCATGCGTTGATCTTTACGAGGACAGTGGCATCGCCGGACGCAGCGGCCTTAACCGCATAGCCTGCAAGGATGTTGTTGGTGCTTGTGGTTGTGATGACGCTGTTGGTGGCATCCCAATAAACAGCTGCTCCTGCAGTCACTGCAGTGGAAGCTGCAAGTGGGAATTCAAACACGCCCTCAACATGAAGGCTTCCGATTTCTCCGGGCAGGATGTCACATCCGGCAACACCGATCTTTGTACCGAATACGATAACGGTCCCGGCTTCGATCTTCGCGCTTCCGGAATTGGTATAATCAAGGGCTTCGCCCCTCTGCCAGTAATTTACCATTGCCATAGGTCAGCTCCTCCTTTCTCACAGAGTCGTTCCGGGGTTCTTATAGATTCCGCGGAAGTCACGTACAGTCACACCGGCATCAAACCAGATGTCCCAGGTAAAGCCAAGCTGTCCGACGGTCTCCATGCGGCGCACAGTCGGGGTCTCCTGACCGTTGAGGTAATCCACCTGGATGCCGCGAGCGCTTGCCTGATCAGCAACCATAAACCACGGGCAGGCACCGGTTCCGGCCATCGCGTTAAGCAGCGGGCTCTGGATGATCTGCAGCGGATAGTTGTACAGCGGGTTAATATCGTTGTTTGCGGAGCCGGTCACCTGCGCACTGCGGAAGATCACAGCCAGGTCAAACTCATAGCCCATCGGGACGACCAGCTTTGCGGGAGTCATATAGATCGGATCGCCAAAGGGATCGGTCTGCTTCTGCATCTGCAGGATAATCTCCTGGATAGATATCTGGGACGGAGCGGCTCCGGTCGCAATCAGGTTTTTGTGGTCGGCATGGAACAGCGCCTTGCCGTCGTAGATCGCTGCGTTGTTAAACAGGATACTGTAAACCTGCTTATCAATGGTTTTCTTCGCAGCCTGCGCATACAGTCCGGGAACCCTGGTCAGGAATCCGATATCGTCATTGATAAAGGCCTGACGGGTCATGCTGAACTGTTTCCCGTAGGTCTTAAGCTGTCTCAGCGGAAGCAGCTCGGTCCTGGGCAAGTCGGCCTTAATCTCACCATTCTCCGGCACTTCCTGGAAATCGCCAACGCCACCAATCACATACTCATGATCTGCAGACGCCTTGAAGTCCGGAAGGGATCCCTTGGAGGTAAACTCCTGGAAGGTTGTGGGTACGGCATTGTACAGCTCCACGATGCTCTTTCTGATGGTCTGGTCCATAATCGCCGGAAAAGCTGCGGTCGGATTATAAAACTGCCTGCAGGCCATCTCGTACAGATCATCATTGCTCTTGTGGATCAGCTCAGAAGTGTTCACGCCCTCACGGCTGAAGCACTCGATGGCCAGATCTCTCAGAGAGGTACCGCGGAAACGGCTTGCTCCTTCTGCAGGCTTACTGACGGCAATGCCGGATCTCTGCATCAGGCCGTCTACAGCTGCAGCGCGGAACTTGTCCTGCTCATCCTGGGTGACGTGGACGCCCTGGGAAACCGGTGCATGGTTCTTTTTCAGTTCGTTCAGCACCGCGGCGCGGACTTCCTCCATGCTGGCTCCGCTGCCGATGTACTGCGCCGGATCCATGTCAAAGCTCCTGCACAGGTTAGTGATGTCATTCACGCGTCTGCGCTCCGCCTCGATGGCCCTGGCGATTTCCTGGGACGGATCAGCCTGGCGCTCTTCCGCCTCGATCTGCAGGGTGAGTTCTTCGATCTCGCGCTGGAGGCTGTCGAACTCCGCCTGCTCTTCCGCGCTCAGTGCACGGTTGTTGTCCGCCTTTGCAGCATTTACAATTTCCTGCTGTCTGCGGATCTTCTGGGTACGCTTTTCTTTCGCTCCCATAAGTCAGTTACCTCCTGTTTAAGTTTATCTGAAGCTGACGCATTGCGTTTGCAAGGCTGTCATGCGCGCTTCCTGTAATAGTTTCAGGGGCGTCATCAAGCTCCCGCCCCACGCCGACGGTCGGATCCGCCGGCACTGATACGATGGAGATCTCAAAAGGCGTCCATTTCCGGGCAACCTCACACGGCCCGGTGTACTTCCCGTCCGCGGACTGTTTCCCGGCAGCAACCTCCTCCCAGCTGTCTACCATATAGCCGACAGACACGCCTTTAAGGGTGCCGTTCTGGACTTTCTGGTAGATCTTTTCAGATTCCTCGTCCGTATCAAACTGCACTGTGGCAATTCCCCGGTTCTCCTGCACCGATGCGCTCAGGATCTTGCCGATCACGACATCCCGGTCGTGGTTAAAAAGCAGGACACCGATCTCGTTCAGCCTGGTCAGGTCAAGTGCTCCGTCCGAGTGGTCAAGGATCTCCACACCCCACCATCTCGTATAGGGTTCCTCAGAGCTAAAGGACAGCTCAAAAGTCCTGTCCTGCCCCTCTATCGCACGGATGTCGGCGGAAATGGAACGCTGCTGCACTCCTGCCCGGTCACTCTGACCCGGTTTTACTGTCTTTCTCGCCACCCGTATCCACCTCCTTATCGTCAGCTGCCAGAGCAGCCGTTTCTTTTATGCCGAAAACAATGGAGTCCATATCAAGGCCAAGGCCCTCGCCAAAGTCCTTGATCTCCGCCATCTCTTCCAGTGTTGCCTTCCAGTCCCGGCCGTTTTCCGCACAGATCTGGGCAAAGGTTTTCTGCCCGGTCTGCATGGCGATCCGGTTAGCATTGGATTCCTTCAGCGGGTCAATCCACTGCTTCGGAGCGCGGATCCACTTGTGGGACAGGTAGGCGTCTTTGTTGCCCCAGAAGTCCGGGACGGTCACCCTGCCGCTCAGGATACAGGAGATCACAAAGGTCTCATAGATCTCGTCCATCAGCTCAATCAGGAGCTCAATATCCTTGCGAAAAGTAAGCTCATCCTCGATTAAGCCCTGACGCGCCGAGCTGTAGTTACTCAGGCTCATGTCGCGGCTCATCGCCTCGTAGCTGATGCCCTGGCCGGAGCCGATCAGGCGCTCATGGGTTTTTATGTGGTTTGTGGCATCCGCCCCCTGCCCGGTCGGATTAAATGCCGTCACTTCATCGCCCGGGTTAAGGTACTGGATCATGCCGGGGCTGACGGTCTTGCCGAGATATGCAGGGTTGCCGCTCTCATCCACGCCGCCGGACCTGCCAAAACCGCTTGGTGGCGGCGCCGCACGCTTGATAAATACCGAAAAGCAGGCCTCAATCCGCTCCTTGACGCTCACGGCCGTCATAAATTCGTTGGCGTCACGGATCCGCGTTATGGTCTGCGTAAAGTCCGGCATCTCGCGGAGCTGAGAAGGCCGGCGCTTGCTGAACAGGAACATCACGTCTTTGGCGTCCACATAGTATGGCTCGGTCTCCGCAAATCCGTCGACGCTGTACTGCTTGATAAAATAGCCAACAGGTTTGTTATATCGGTCATACTCGATGCCGTTGACCACCTTGCCGCCTTCTGTCCGCGGTTTTATGGCAGTGATGTCAAGCTCGTCCACCTCAAGCACCTGCAGTTTAAACGGCAAGAGCCCGTCAGAGGTATACCGCTTCAGGAACAGGATGCCGCCGTCAATCTTTTTCCGGATAATCGCCATCCGCATGAGCTCCATGAAGCTCTGCGTCCCGGTGACATCGCAGTTCTGCTTTTTGCACCAAAGGTTCCACAGCCGGATCAGCTCATCATCCAGCGCCGGCGTACCGGTCTTTGGCTGTACCGTATAGCCGCCGCCAATGATGTTGCGCTCATAAGCGGACAGCAGGGCGCCCATAAAGTCGGAATTCCGTTCCAGGTCACGCGCCCGGGCCCGGATCTGGTCACGGCTGTACCGGTCCGTCATGTCGGCGGACTGATTGTAAGCGCGCCAGTTGTTGTTTACCCGGCCAAAGCCCGCCGCGTCATAGTTCCGGAGCTCGTCCATCTGCATGCGCCATGCCTGCCGGACGGCTCCCCATTTCGGGCTGATAAACCCGATTAAGTTGTCTATCCAGTTCATTCTCGGGTCTACCTCCTAACGCCGATCAAATATAGCCACCACTGTATCACCAAACAGCGGAGAGTCCGGATCCTCCGCAATGATGGCTTCAAGCTCACGCTTCCGGGCATAAAGCAGTTTCAGGTCTGCACGGGTCAGCGACCGGGAACCGATTCTGTAGGCCTGCCCGCCCATGAGAATCGCGTAGATTGCTTCGTTTATAACATTTAATTCTTCAATCGGAGTCGCGAAACGCACAGACTCCGTGATATTGGTCTCAGCCATTTCACCCTCCTAACCAATCATTGAGTTCGTTCTGCCGGATCCATTCTTCTTCCGGCTCATATGCCTGCTGCGGCGGTTTCGGTTTCTGCTGCGGCTGATCCTCAACGCTGACCATCTGGCGCATGCCCATGATGTCGGCTGCAGCAAGCGCGTAAACGCTGCAATCGAGATAGTGGTTGTCGATGTGTTCACTCTTTGGCTTCCAGTGCTGCACGACCCGCCCGGTTGACCGCATGTTGACCTTATGCTCAGCAGTAACCTGCCGAGCATATTCCCGGTCGCAGCCCTTGTAGATCATCCATGATCCGGTTCCAACAGGCTTATGCAGGCGGCTGGCGATCATGTCCTTGTACTTGTCGCCGTCCGTCAGGATCAGCTGGATGCCGTTACCGCTGGATCCGGGCCTGTTGACCGTTGAGATCCGGTAGTGGCTCGTCATGGTGTTTGACGATCCTTTGACCGGCATCGCCCACTCGGACCGCTCGGCGCAAAACTCGTAAGTCTCATCCGCGTTATATCCGGAGTCGATCAGACAGAGCTGGACGATAAACGGCTCGCCTGCCGCGTTTTTGTAAGTGACATTCATCACCCGGTCGATATCCGCAAAGCTCCTGACCTGCCCGTGCGTGATCCCCTGGGATGTGATGTACTCACCCCATGCCCGGATCTCAAAGTACAGGCAATCCTTCTGCACGTCCACGCCGCCGGTCAGCATCCTGGCCCATTCCGGGACGACAAATTCCGGAACATCTGTTTGCCTATCCAGAACCATATCCTCATCGACGTGCGTCGCTGTATCTTCCCAGGGCTCGGCCAGCCATGAATTTTTAAAGTTCTGAAACTTTTCCGGATCGCCTTTGGAATTCAGGAATTCCAGCGCCACATCGGAGAACCGGACAAACGGGCTGTACAGCGTGTTTATCCAGAAAGCCACTCGCTTTTTGTTCGTGGTGTTCTGTTTGACTATGCGCCATTCGCCGCCCTGAAGCATCCGGTCTTTGTGATGATCATTTATCACGCACTGGCACTCCGGACACATGTACGCGGCCATGTCAGCGCGTTCCGTGTTGGTCAGGCCTTCCTTGTCCGGCCATTTAAGATTGTTAAACGTCAACTCTATCATCTCGCCGCAATGCGGACACGGCACAAAGTAGTGCTTTTCGATGTCAGCATTTTCCAGGGCCTGCCAAATATGGCCGTTCCGGAGTGTCGGCGTGGATGTCATATAGATCTTCCGGTTTGAAAAAGTCTTGGTACGCTCGCGTGCCAGGGCGATAGGATCGGCTTCCTTCTTCGTGTTTCCGGGATACTTGTCTACCTCGTCAAGCATCAGGTACTTGATCGCCTTCGACGCCAGGGACGAGGGGCTGTTGGATCCAACCAGCGACAGGTACATCCCGGAAAACTGCAGCTCCAGATCCTGGCTCTGGTACTCCCGGAAAAGTTCCGCCAGTGTCGGCGAGGCTTTCAGCATCGGCTGCAGTCGGTTCTTCGAAATGCTCTCCGCCAGCTTATCCGTCGGATAGACCACCATGGTGGGCGATGGGTCCTGCTGGATGATATATCCGATCATGTTCAGCATCGCCTCCGATCCGCCGACCTGAGTGCACTTACAAAAAATCACTTCCTCCGTCTCGTAGTTCAGCAGCTCATCCATGACGCCGACCAGGTATGGAGTTTTCCGGTTCCGCCACGGGCCCGGCATCGCGCTGGTCTCGCTGTTTAAGATCCTGTACTTCTCCGCCCACTCGCTGATCGACAGGTTTTCAGGAGGCGTCAAAAGACGCAGGGCCTCCCGGATATAGAGCGGGCAAAGGTACTTGTTAATCCGGAGCTTTCTTGGGCCTGCCACGCTTAGGCTTCTTCACTTCCGCCGGTTTCGCTTCTGTCCCTGCGACGACAAAAGCGGCAAGCAGACTGCTGATCTCTGCCAGGATATCCTGCTCAAGCCGGCGCGACTCTGCCGGTTCCAGCTGATTGGCCACAAATCCGATGATCCTGGCCGGCAAGCTCAGCGCAAACTTTTTGAAGGTTATAAAAAACTTGTTGTAATCAACCTGCACTTCCTCCACAGAGATATACTGCCCGGAGGCAATCGCCGTTTTCAGCTGATGCAGTTCGCCCTGCGATTCCTTCAGTGCGATATCCGCCGCAAGCTTTTTCTTCTTCAGCTCCTCCTCCGACACCGACGTCCGGCCATTCGCCCTCCGCTGCAGGCTCTGGATATAATCCTGGATGTTTTCCTTCAGGTCGTACCCTCGCCCGGTCGGTTGCCTGTGCAGCACTCCGTCAGTCGTCAGCTGCGAGATCCTGGGCTCCGACAGGCAAAGGTAATCAGCAAGCTCTTTCATGCTCACTACGGTCCTGCCGTTGTCTTCTGTCATGGTCAAACTCCTGTCTATAACTTTTATAAATCCAAATTGTCAAACAATTTTCATCCGGGCAAGGATCGGGCTCAAGGCGC